TACGTATGGAGGTTTGCATCTTGTAGGTGAGAAAGGTCCTGAACAATGGCTAGGAAAATCAGGTCAAAGCAGGCTTTTAGGTGCGTACGGGCCAGAAATACTCAGACTTGGCCCCGGGGCAGTTATCAACGCTGAAGCAACTCGTGATCCGTTTACAACTAAGCCGGGCCTCACTCCTCAGTGGGCTTTGGATACGTTGCAGGCAAATGTTCAAAATAAATACCAGTACGCACCTGCTGTAGGAAACTCGGGAGCACGATCAGGACCACAGGAAGTGCATGTTCAATTTGGGGACTTGCACCCAGCCAGCGGAATTGATTTAGAAAATTCCATTAGGCGGGGTATGCTTAAAGCCTCTCGTGACCGTGCGGAGCGAAGCTGATGCCTCGCGTAATTATTTCAAGTAGAATTAATACCACAAACTTGGGAAAAGGTGGAGATTCCATAGCTAGCCCTAACTATCAGAATGACGCCCAGAACAGGTACATGGTACTTAGCAGTGCAGGAGCTCCTTCTGTAACTTTGTTCTACTCACCTCGAGAAACCCAGCACAGTGCATTGTCTACGCAATGGGAGGAAATTCCTAGGTCAGGTCAGGCCCCGGTAGTGGTAAACTCGGGGCAGCTTTCGGAACGCATGAGTTTTGAATGCACAATGGCAATGTCTCAACCTGGCAACATTACTGCTGAACTGCAGTCTCTGCGGAAAATGGCTACTAGCAAAGATCCTATTACCATGAGTTATACCGAGTGGGAGGGTGCGGGTTTTTGGCGAATTACCGCGCTGAGCATTGACGTGGTGCAACGAAGCAGCATCGACCATGCACCTATTCAAGCTAACATTAGTCTTGAATTTCTTAGCTTATCTAGAGGCACATCTAGTACCGGAATGTTAACAGGTGGAGCTGCAACAAGTGGATCAACTAAAGGAGTTCCGGCAATTCGTAAGCATGTTTTGAAAGCTGGGGATACATTGTGGAGGTTGTCTCAGAAGTATTACGGTGACGGAGAGAAATGGACGGAATTAGCTAAAGCTAATAAAATCAGTCGACCAAAATATCAACTAAAAGTAGGCAAAACTCTTAAAATTCCCTACACGCCTTCGAGCTCGTAATGATAGATGTTATAGAACCTCTTGATACAGTGCAAGATATTAAACTCAATAATCTCGGTATCAGGGACCTTCTCGGAGGATCTGGACTTATTTCCTGCAGTTTTGATGTCGATGTCACTATGAGTACCCAGATTGAGTTTGCTTATGTTGATCCTAATTTTGCCCTCACGCGTAAAGTTAAGTTTAAAATGGGTTCCGAAGCGTCTTTTCAGGATTACCGTTTTCAGGTGTCACGAGTGCAAATAAATGAGCAAAATCTTCAACCGCTTATTTCCATTTCCTTACGTTCAGATGCTGTTCGTAAACTAAAGGAAGCCCAAGGCAAAAAAGTAATGTACAACGTAAGTCCAACTCAGTTTATTCAGGCAGAGTTAACTACTTTGGGCATCAAAGGAGTTCTTCAACCCAGCCCTAGGCGTAACACCATTTCTCGAGACGTGAAAACTAAGGCGGAAACTAAGGGAATGGATCCCGCTTCAGCGGACAATGAGATGAGCTCATGGTCAACTTTTCAGAGATTTTCCACCGAAACCGGGTACATGCTTTTTGAAAATGCGGGGACGTTGTATTTCGGTCAAGCTAAGTATTTAGTAGAGCTGGACACTAAACCATTAACTGCTGCATTTGGGGAAACGGCATTTAATAAAGCTACGGGGCGTAAAACTCGGGTGTACAACGTACCGGAATGCACTGCGTCTATTGACTCTAAGATTTCCGAGGTGTCAGTTGTTTTAGCTCCTAACCGTTACAAAGAGGTTCAGCCAGGTCAGGCGCTCATTTTGGCAGGGGTACCGGGCTTTGCGGCAAAATACCTCATTACTTCGGTGAGATATGACATGATAGGAACTAATAAGATCGAAGTGTCGGCTCAGACACCCATTAACCAGGTGCCTGAAGAAGGTCCGTTTGCAGATGGGAGCAAGCTAATATGACGGCGTATCGTGGCCTAGTAACAGCTGTTACCGACAAAGGTGCCTTCGTTCAAATTCCACGAATGATGCCTGGAGTGAAACAAGGACCGTTTTCACGGGCGGTAGGAGTTGACTTGCAGAAAGGTGATTCAGTTATTTTGCTGCAGCTTGAACGTGACGAAGATTTAGTTATCGTCGCTAAAATAGCTACCTCAAGTGTGAACTCTCGAGAGCGGTTGCTGGCGTTAGCCCCCGTGGAGGATTATCATGCAGCAACGAAGAAATACGTCGACGATGCAATTGCAGCGATACCGTAGAGGAGTACCATGACAGCCATGATCTCGTTCCCGTTTCGGGTTCTTTTCACAGGACAAATAGCTACGTCTGATGAGGGCTCTAGTCAGATTTATGCGGAGCAATTGACCCAGCTTGCATTAACTAGACCTAAAGAACGTTTGGGCGCTCCTGAGTTTGGTATTAGTGATCTTGTGGGTGATACTCTGGATCGTGCAGAGTTAATATCTAAGTTGCTGATATTTGGGCCCCCGGTTACGGTAATAAACATTAGCGAGGAACAATTGGGTGATAATAGTCTTGCGTTTGACATCACATTCGAACCAAGTGATTATGAAGTGTTTGGAAGGGAATAACACATGCCATCCCCCGATCTAAGTCCATTTATTGATTTATCGTTAAACGATGCCACTGCACAAAGCTTGTTTGAAAAATCCCAAGTCCGCTTTTTAGAATTAGTTCCGGAGTGGATTGCACGAGAAAGTAACATTGAAGTGCTTTTGATGGAGGCATTGTCACTCCAAGTTTCCGAACTTGTGTATGCCATCAATCGAGTGCCTAACAACGTGGTACAGGGGTTGCTGGCATTACAGGGTCAAATCCGTGATGCAGGTGCGGCACCCACAGTCAATCTGGCTTTTACAATGGTTGATGATGCTGGTTATGTTATTCCAGCTGGCTCGCAGGTGCTAGTAGAAAGTGGGGAAATTCAGATGATTTTCACCACAACTGCTTTACTGAACATACCTGCATTGAGCACCACTGGAAGTGTGGAATCTGTTGGAACTGATTTGAGCTCATTACTTAATGGTATCTCTTCCGCTGAGTTGTCTTTGATCAACGGATTAATATATGTGGCGGAGGTTACCCTTTTCTCAACGATCGTAGGCGGCCTAGATGCTGAAAGCGATGTTGAGTATTTTGCAAGAGCCACAGCCTTGTTTCAGAGAATGACCACTACGTTGATTTTGCCTAGTCACTTTGTGACGTATGCGTTGGGAGTTGCGGGAGTATTCCGCGCTTATGTTCTTGACAATTATGATTCAACAGACTCGGGAGCAGTGCCTGGAGATTCAGGAGGACATGTAACTGTATCGGTGTACGGTGAAGTGGCTGCGTTGAGTAATCCAGCTAAGGAAAGTATAGAAGTAGCTATGGAAGCCCTGAGCGTAGCGAATCTTTTCGTGCATGTGCAGGATGCAGTTATTAATACGGTAGATGTTACGGTGACTGTCCAGGGTTTACCGGATACGGATCCGTACACGGTTCAAGCTTCAGTTGTTTCTGCATTGACGTCTTATTTGAGCACCGCAAAGTGGGACTGGTCTGACACTGTGCTGCGAAACAATCTGATAGCTGTAATTACTAATGTGGTTGGAGTTAGCTATGTGGTTACTCTAACAGTTCCCGCTGCAGATGTAACCTTCCTGACGTTTGGAAACTTGGCTGTTCTTGGCACTTGCATAGTAACGGTAGTGTAATCATGGCTGAGGACGTTTATATAGATATTTACACTGACTACTTTGGGCCGTTTCCGGAGTTCATTGCCGACTTTTACCTTAATTTACCTGAGGTTTATCGGGAATACGACATTCTTGACGCCCAAGATAATGCTTTTGAAAAGTACATCATTTCTCTTACTGAGTCCGCTGGAGAAATAGATTCGCTTTTTAATAGATTATGGTTTGAAACAGAGGAGGCAGACGGGCCTGGATTTGTTCAAGGTATTTTAGGGAATTGTGATTTAGCGAACCCTTCCTTAGCGGATTCGGAGTGGCTGACTTGGATGGCTCAGGTACTAGGCATTTCGCTTAAGGGACTGGGAGGTAATACACCGGGACAGAAAGTAGTTAAGCAGCGTAGCTGGTTGTCAGATCCAACTGAAGCGCGGAGAGTTGGATCTCGTAACAACCTGATTACCCTAGGTAAAGTTGCACTAGGTGGAACGCAATATTTGGAGGTTTTGAGAAGTACGGCAGCCTTGGGTCAGATTGGTGATGCGTCAGAGTGGGATGTGGCGCTGGCGTATCGCTCGGATGAGGTTGTAGGTGATCCGGCTGAAGTGGTTATTGCTGCGGGAGGCAAACCGGCCGGATGGCTGCTGCATTCTAGGACTGTAAGTTGCACATGGGAAGTAGTAAAAAATGACATCGGTACCTGGGGAGCCGTGAAAGCTAAAGGTAGCTGGGCGCAGGTCTACCTCACCGGAATCGGCTAAGGCTATTGACGGCTTTGCCCGTTTCCCTATCCGCAAGGATAGGCGGAAACGGCGGCAAACCGCGTCAATAGCCTAGGTCGTATTCTATTTATTTACTCTATTTATTATATTACTACTACTATGTAATAGTAGTAGTAATAGAGGTAATAGAGTAAATAGGAAATAATAGAAATGCCTGCCCGTGTAAGGGTCATTGGTCTCATATTTATGTATATGTATTTAC